AAACGCATATTCCATCACCAACACTGGTGGCGTATCAACTGGTCAGACCTATCCATTCGGTTGGGGCATCTTCAATGACCAAAGCCCAGCAGGCAACAACTGGACACCATCAGGCATCTCTGGTGCGTTTGGAACAACCCTTGACTACCTTGGTGATGCACCAACGCTGACAAGTGCGACTGTGTCTAACTATGCTGTGTTGAATCCTCTTGACAAGAATAGTAGTGTTACTACTTCAGATGCGAATTTAACAGTCTATGGCTCTATAACGAATTGTGGTATTCGTAGCACTATGGCTATGACATCTGGCAAATGGTATTTTGAAGGAATTTTGTCAAGCATAAGCGGTAGTGCGCCAATGATTGGAATTGCATTGGCTACTTGGGATTTAAGTTATTTAGGAACTACAACAGGTAGTGTCGGTTACGCGGCAAATTCAACCATTTACGGCCCAATATCAGGTGGAACAGGAACTCCTGCAACTTATACAACAGGCGATGTAATCGGTGTTGCTTATGATGCCAGTGCTAATCAATTGAGTTTTTATAAAAATGGTGTTGCTCAGATAACAGGAATAACTCCTGCATCAACAGGAACATATTTCCCTGCTCTTTCCATGCAAATCAATACATGGACAATTAACTATGGTCAGCAACCATTTAAGTACACCCCTCCAAGTGGCTATGTCGCTTTGAACGCTTACAACCTATAAGGAACAACCATGCCAACAACATACGCAGTTCCAAATGGACGAACCGCATTCAGTGCTATAACTTACACAGGCAATGGAGCGGCAAGTAGCAACACAACGCAAAATATCACCACAACTTTTTACCCAGATTTGACTTGGGTAAAGGCTAGAAGTGACGGCTCTTTTTACCACCGCCTTACATCGACCGGGTTAACACTGCCAAATTATTTGGCGACAAATGCGTCAGACGCTCAAGGAACTTTGAATGATCAGATTTCTGCCTTGGCAAGCACATACTTTCAAGTAAAGGCGTCTGGTACTGGCGGCACAAATCAATCTGGCACCACCTATGTTGGTTGGACATGGAATGCTGGAAGTGGTTCTTCTGTCACTAATACAGCAGGAACAATTACATCATCCGTAAGTGCAAATACAACTTATGGTTTTTCAGTTGTTACTTGGACTGCAAACGGTTCAGCCAATCGCTCTATTGGTCACGGTTTGGGTGTTGCTCCTTCAGTTGTTTTTGTAAAAGATAAGACATCTGCACTTAATTGGAATATTTGGTTTACAGGATTTACTTCCGACGAATATTTGATTTTAAATAACACTGGAGCAAAAGGCTCATATTCAACGGTTTGGTGGCAAGTTCCAACTAGCACAGTTTTTTATGTTGGAAGCACAGCGACTGCCGCAAACTATCAAAACGGCGACAACTATATTGCCTATTGTTGGGCTGAAGTTGCTGGATATAGCAAGTTTGGTCAGTACACAGGAAACGGTAGCGCGGACGGCCCGTTTGTTTACACAGGATTCAGACCCGCTTTTCTTTTGGTGAAAGCAATAAGTGGAACAAGTGCGGCATCTGCAAACTGGCTTATTTTGGACACCTCTAGGAACACATCCAACGAGGCCAACAATAAACTTGCACCAAATTTGACGGAAGCAGAAAATGGGTCAAGCATAGGCAATTCATCACAAAACAATTACGATCTTCTAAGCAATGGATTTAAGGCAAGGACAACAAACGGAAGTAGCAATGAAAATGCTTCAGTCTACATTTACATGGCATTCGCCGAAAACCCATTTAAATACGCAAACGCACGATAAGGAAAACACATGAGTCATTTTGCAAAAGTAGAAAACGGCATCGTTACCCAAGTCATCGTTGCTGAACAAGATTTCATTGACACTGGCGCTGTAGGCCACGGCTGGATTCAGACCTCCTACAACACTCTTGGCAACCAGCACCCAGAAGGTCGTCCATTGCGTGGCAACTACGCTGGCATTGGCTTTACCTATGACGAGGTGAACGATGTGTTCATTGCGCCCAAGCCATTTGACAACTGGGTTCTGAACACGACCTCTTGGCTTTGGGAGCCTCCAATCCCCATGCCTGTGGATGAATACTTTTACTCTTGGAACCAAGAGACTGGCGCTTGGGATAAGGGCGAATTGCGTCCAATTCCAGAGCCTGTTGTTGAAGTTCCAGTTGAACCTTCTGTGGTTGAGGTAGTGACTCCAGCCGTTGCTGAAGTTATCATAGACGCGCCAGCAGACAACTCTGCTGACACGGCAACTACTTCAACCCCTTAAAGGATAAAAAATGGAAAAAATCACCCTTTCAACTCAACTTGTCAACGCTGTGATGGGCTACCTCGGTACACGCCCATATCAGGAAGTTTTCCAACTTATTGACGGCTTGCAGAACGAAGCCAAGAGTCAACTCCAGCCTCCAGCAGAGGAACAGAAAGCCGCTGAATAATGGAAGCCACTCACGAACTTGCCACTGAAACTGACAAGCGACTGAGTGTCCACGAAGCGATCTGCGCTCAGAGATACGAGGGTATCCAAGCGCGGTTTGACGATGGCTCCAAGCGCATGACCAAGATTGAGTACCTCTTGTATGTACTGATCTTGGCGGTGCTGATGGGGCCGGGCGTGGCGGCTGAGTTTGTCAAAAAGGTGTTTGGATTTTGATTCCAATACTTGCCTCCCTCCTCACGACCCTTGCCTCAAACGGCTTGGGTCTTTTGTCATCTGCCATCCAAGCAAAGGGCAAGCAGGTTGTTGAGGACACGCTTGGGGTAGACATCCCTGATAACCCAAGCCCAGAAGACATTGCCAAGTTGCGCCAAGCGCAGTTTGACCACGAAGAGCGGTTGATTGAGTTAAGCATTGAAAAGGCTCGACAAGAACTTGAGACCTTCAAGGAAGAGTCCAAAGACCGCGACAGCGCCCGTGTTCGTGATGCTGAGTTCATCAAGCGTGGAGCGGTCAATAGCCGAGCCAACCTTATGTTCTTTTTGGCGGTCATGGCGGTTGCTGGATTGGTCTGGATTGTCTGGAAAGACCAAGGCATAAACGAGTATGTCAAAGGCATTTTTACGCTTGTTTTGGGGCGTTTCCTTGGCTACTTGGACAACATCTACTCCTTTGAGTTTGGCACAACCCGTGGCTCCAGGGAGAAAGATGAAACCATCAACAAGATGGCTGGGGGTTCTCAATGAGTCTCAGCCAAGAACAAGCGGCATTTTTGCTTGATGCCTGCAAACTAATTCAATACGCTACAGAGCAAGGCTTTGTGGTTACTGGCGGCGAACTGTTCAGAACAGCCGAACAGCAAGCCATTTATGTACAAACTGGGCGCTCAAAGACCCTTAATTCCAATCACCTGAAAAGGTGCGCCATCGACTTGAATTTCTTTAAGGATGGGCAGATAATATGGGACAAGAGCACACTTGCTCCGCTGGGTACATTTTGGGAATCTTTGCACCCTAAAAACCGCTGGGGAGGCAACTTTAAATCTTTGGTTGATTGCCCGCATTTTGAGCGTAATGTCGGATAAGGGGAACAAATGACGACCGCATCGGTAATGACTTATGACTCCTTGGTCGAAAACATCCAGTCCTATCTGGAGCGTACTGACACCGCCACGCTCGAGAAAATCCCTCTCTTCATCATGCTGGCCGAGCAAATTATCGCCAGCCAGATCAAATTCCTTGGCAACTTAACCGTTCAGGAATCCACAATGGTTTCCAACCAAGCGGTCATTGACAAGCCTGCCCGCTGGCACAAAACGGTTTCGTTCAACATTACTGTGGCTGGCGTTCGCCAACCCGTGCTGTTGCGCAAGTACGAGTACCTTCGTGAGTATTGGCCCGATGCGACCAAGACTGGTACGCCCGCTTATTTTGCGGACTACGACTACACCCACTGGCTGGTTGCCCCAACTCCTGATACAGACTACACCTTTGAGGTGCTGTATTACGAGCGCATCCAACCTTTGGATTCTTCCAACCAGACGAATTGGTTCACGATCTACGCGCCCCAAGCGTTGCTGTACGGGTCTTTGTTGCAGGCTATGCCGTTCCTCAAGAACGATGAGCGTATGCCCATGTGGCAACAAAACTATGACCTGATCATGCAGACCTTGATGGCCGAAGACAAACTGAGAACTGCTGATCGTCAAGCCGTAGCGGTGGATTCATAATGAGTTACAACAGCCCTTTTACTGGTAATGTCGTCCAACCAACGGATGTCTCTTATCGTGCCATCACGCTAAGTGCGGATTTGCAGTTGGAGTGGCCTATTAACGGCACTGCAACCAACGATGCCGCCGCACGCATCATGGAGGTCACTGCCACCAACAATGCGCAGTTGTGGATGCCTCCTGCCAACCAAGCCTCTGTTGGTCAAGACGCCCTGATCCGAAATGTCGGCGTAAACGACTTCACGGTCTATGACTTCACGGGCCAGAACACGATTGTGACTGTGGCCGCAGGCGAAGCGCAGTACATCTATATCACTGAAAATCCTGATGTCTATGGCACTTGGGGCATCATTGCTTTTGGTATTGGCTCTTCTGGCGCAGATGCCGCTACGCTGGCTGGATATGGCTTGCTGGCTATCGGCCAGACTCTGAACCAGTCTCAGCCTGTTACGACCTTCTCATCCAATTACACTGCGCTATCGTCTGACCGCTCAAACACCTATGTGTGGACTGGTGGCGCTGGCACTTTGACTCTTTCAAGCGCATCAACCCTTGGCGACAACTGGTTCATGTTCTTGCGTAACGGCGGTACGGGCGCTTTGACTGTGGCTGGTTCTGGTGGTGACACTATCAACGGCTCATCTACGATCATCTTCCAGCCTTCCGATTCGGCCATCATTGTTTGTAGCGGATCAACTTTTTATACGGTTGGCTTGGGTAAATCGACACAGTTCAACTTCACACAGTTGACCAAAAATGTGACCAATGGAACCTACACATTGACCGCCGCAGAGGCATCAAATGTGATCCAGAAGTACACGGGCACGCTGACTGGTAATGTGACCATCATCGTTCCGCAGACTGTGCAGGTTTACTATGTGCAAAACGCGACGACAGCAGGCTCATACACACTCACAGTTAGCACGGGCGTAGGTGGTGCATCCACGGCCACAATTGCCGCAGGTAACCAAGCGACGCTGATTTGTGACTCTGTGAACTTGCTCAACGCCAACACGGTGTTGGCTGGTTCTTCTGCGATCAGTTTGCTTAACGGCACTGTGTCCAACCCATCTTTGAACTTTGCGTCTGAGCCAACAACTGGTATCTACCATGCGGCATCGGGTGAGTTCAACATTGCTGTTCTTGGAGTGTTGCGTTCCACATTGTCTGCCACTGGGCTGGCAATTGTTGGCACTGGCAACTTCACTGGTGGCGTTTCTGGCGGGGTATTCTCGTGACAAAAAAAGTTTTTTCGATTGACACCCTTCCCGGTGTACAGCGGGACGGCACTGTCTTTGACAAAAACTTTTATACGGATGGCCGCTGGGTTAGATTCCAGCGTGGTCGTCCTCGCAAGATTTGGGGCTACCGCTCAATTACAAATGATGCGTTGGGATATTCTCGAGGCATCTATGTCAACTCTGTAGACGGCATCAACCAGATTTTCAACGGCTACAACAATGGCCTTGAAGTCATCAACATTGACAACAACGGTGTTGGTGCTGGCGTGAGCGAATTTACGCTATCAAACTTCACGCCTTCAGATTTGAATCTGTGGCAGTTTGATTCTTTGTTTGATTCACAAGGCTCTGGCAATCAATTGTTGCTTGCCCATCCCGGACAGAATTTGGCTGAGATTGACCAAACTGTTGTGACCCCAGTATTGGCTGGTGACATCAACGGCACAACGATGGCCCAACTCACAGACTCTGCTGGCCCAACGCCTACTGGAGACCCAATTGAAGTTTCTGGCGGCGTGGTTGTTTTGCACCCGTATGTGTTTGTGTATGGAGATAACGGCCTGATCAAGAATTCAGCCGCTGGCGATCCATACAACTGGAACGGCGCAGATGCCAATGAGACCAATGTGGCATCAACCAAAATTGTCAAAGGCTTGCCAGTTCGAGGCGGTTCAAACGCTCCATCTGGATTGTTCTGGTCTTTGGACTCATTGATCCGAGTTTCATACAACCCCACCACAATTACGGTGGGTGGCACGCCTCAGACTTTTTACTGGCGGTATGACATTATTTCCAGCCAGTCGTCTATCTTGTCGTCGCAGTCTGTCATTGAGTATGACGGCATCTACTACTGGTGTGGCGTTGACCGCTTCTTGCTCTACAACGGTGTTGTGAAGGAAATTCCAAACACCATGAACCAGAACTACTTCTTTGACAATCTGAACTATGCACAGCGTCAAAAAGTGTGGGCACAAAAGGTTCCTCGCTTTGGCGAGATTTGGTGGTTCTTCCCTTCTGGCGACAGCGAAGAGTGCAACGATTGCGTGATCTACAACATCCGCGAGAACTGTTGGTATGACGGTGGACAGGCTCTTGGTGCTCGTCGCACTGCTGGATATTTCTCTCAAGTGTTCAAGTACCCCATCAATGCTGGAACAGACCTATCAACTCAAGAAGAGATTTTTTCTGCAACGGTGACAACGGTCAGCGGGAACCCAGCAATTGAAGTTCCTGTTACCAACCAAATTTCATTGGGTCAATTGGTCATTGGCACAGGTATCGCTGACAACTCTTTGATCATTGCAATTGCACCTAGTGCGACTGCTGGTTATTACACGGTCACGCTAAGTGAAGATGCTACAGCGTCTGGAACCGTCACGGCCACATTCAATACGACTGCTGGCCGCATCACTTTGTGGCAACACGAAATTGGAACAAACGCAATCAACGGCCAGAACATTGATGCGATTGAGTCTTACTTTGAGACCTCTGACCTTGGATGGGTTGGCGGTGGCCCGAGCCAATCTCCGCAAGTTCCTCAAGGCGGTGTTGGAGAAAACTTCTGGTTGCATCTTGAGCGTGTTGAACCTGACTTCATTCAGTCTGGCGACATGAGTTTGCAAGTGACTGGTAGGCCGTTTGCTCAAGGCACAGATGTAACCTCCACGCCTTATGTGTTTAGCCCCAATACGGGCAAGATTGATATGCGCGAACAGCGACGCGAATTGCGTTTGCGCTTTACCAGCAATGTTCAGGATGGCGACTACCAGATGGGTAGAGTCTTGCTGAGTGCCAATGTGGGCGATGTACGCCCTTACGGAAGTTAATATGGCACTGGCGCTTGTTTACGATCCTCGCTTCCACACTTGGGACTCATGGGCATCGCTCATGTGCGAGGCGTATGCAGGCCAGCAGTTATCCATCCCAGCCGGGGAAGAGAACTGGAAAGAGTGGGCGGCTGGTTTAAAGGCAATTGATGTTTTTGTGAACGAAGGCATTCCCGGCCCATATGTGTTTGATAATTGGCAGGATTGGGCGCAAGCAATTGTTGGCGCTATAAATCAACCAACAGAGGCACGAGTGGGATGATCGACTTCATTGAACTCTTCAACATGGTGGCAAAGGTTGCAAAGCCTGTGCATATGTCTTTTACGCCAGCCACGGCGATGGAAGAGAAGATGGCCGACCTTGGGCTTGACAGCCTCGATGGCTTGGTGATGATGATGTATCTGTGTGAACTCTACGGCATCCCAGACAATGACGAGACAAAAGGCTGGCACCCTACCACTGTGCAAGAGGTTTATGACCTGATGATGGCAAACAAGACAACCGAGCCAGAGTCAGTGGAGAAGGCCAAGGAGCAGATCAAATGATCTACTTGACCCACTACCGAACAGCCTCCACAACAAATGTCGAGTTATTCGACGACATCGTCTACCCTCAAAGGGTAAATTGGTTCCCTGACACCTACGCCCGCTCCAAAAGTGGGCTTTTCTATGCCCCCCATAAAGTAGCCGAAAAAGTGCTTGATCCTGAGTTGATGAAGCACCTGCGCGAGAACCCTGTGGGCAAGACTGCATTTATCCTTGCTGGCGGTAATGCTCACTTTGCAGGCATCAGCCAGCGCCCCTACAACACCCGCCTGACCTACCAATACAAGTTCTTGCCCTTCACGCTGACTCAGGTCTACGCTGGCAGGATCGCGCAAGCCTGTGGCGCTTGCGACCATGTGGTGACAGATTCATCGGCTTGTGCCAGCAGTTTGAAAACCTTAATGGATGTCCAAACGCTGATCAAGTTCTACAAATTTGACCGGGTAATTGTGCTCACGGTTGAGGACGGCGTGTCAGATGCTGTGCTAGAGTTCTTTGGAGAAGCACGGGCTACCTTATCTGCCAAAGAGGAGGAGGCTGGCTTTTTGCCTTCTGCGTTTGACAGCAAGAATTACGGCTTCCATGTCGGTCAAGGGGCCGCTTTTGCGGTGTTTGATTCCGACCGAGTCATTGAAAAGTCAGACATCTATCCCCGCGCCAAACTGATTGGTGCCTACAGCGCGTCAGAATCGTCCACAAACGCAATTGGACAGTGTGAAGATGGCGAAGGCTTCGTCAAGGCAATTGAAGGCGCTATGGCCGTTTCTGATGTCATTCCAGACCAGATTTCTATTGTCAAAACACACGGAACTGGGACACAATCTAACAATCTGGCGGAGAAAACAGCGTTGGAAAACACGCTGAAAGAGTTTGTCGCCACCTCATACAAACAAAAAATCGGTCATACGATGGGCGCGAGTGGTCTTTTGGAGACCCTTTTGCTGTTGGATGACATTAAAAAAGGCGTTGTGCCTGCCATTGAAAACCGTACAGAAACCGATAAGGTTTTCCTGTCGGAACCAGTAAGCCCGCCTGATGGGCTTATTCTCAGTTTGGCGGCTGGCATGGGAAATATCTACTCCGCCGCGATACTGAAGGGAATGTAAATGGAAATGGTAGACAGCAAACAGCGGAAGTTGACGAGCGAGGAGATCATTGGTATCGCCGCCGCCAACACCAAGGTGGGCAGACCTTTTAAAGAGGTCAAGGAGATGCTGACCATTGAATTCAGTATGCCCAATGTTTGGAAGATGCAACACGGCAATACCATTTTTGTGGTGCACAAAACCAAATACCCCGGCTACGGTTATTTCCGCGCCCTGAATGCTGATGTACCACGCAACTTTATTGAGAGCGGTCGAGTATTTGCTGACGCCGCATACAAAGTTGGCTTTGATGTAGTGGTGACCCAATTCAATGATACAAGTCTTCTTGGAATCTTCAAGGTTATCTCACGCAATCCTGTGCGTGAAAAAATGGGCTATGTGGCCCAAAAGACTGAAGACGGTGGAATGCAGGTCACCTTGCAACTTGGCCCAGCAAGGGAGCACAAATAATGTCCGCTGTAGTCCGCGCAATTGTCAATGTCGTCGAAGATGTCGTCGACGCTGTTGGTGATGTACTTGAAGAGGTTGTGAATGTTGCCGAAAAGGTCATTGACACCGTGGCAGAAAACCCGTTACTCATTGTGGCCGCGATTGCCGCGCCGTATGCACTTGGCGCTTTGGCCGCCGAGGCTGGCGTTGTCGGGGCGCTAGAAGTCGCTGGAGCCGCCGAGGCTGTTGAGGCTGGAGCCGCTGTGCTTGAAGCAACTGGAACCGTTACGGCTGTTGCCAGCGCAGAGACTGCCGCCGCCGCTACTGTTATTGAGGCTGGCGCTACAGTCGCTGAGGCAACTACTGCGGCATCACTGACTGCTGAAGGCGCAACGGTTGCTGAGGCTGTGTCCTCTGCCACTGCTGGCGCTGTTGAAACCAGCACATTGACCGAGGTTGCAAGCACCGCGACCGAAAGCCTCTCAAACGCATGGAACACCCTGTCCTCTGGCGCACAAAATATTGTGCAGACTATTGGCGAGACATTGGCCCCCGGCGCTGATTCAACTTTGCAAAAACTTGCAGGTCAAGTTGCAGTGAACACTGCGACGAATGGCGGCGACTTTGAAAAGGCTCTGCTGAATACTGGCTTGTCTTTTGGCACTGGTTTCCTTGGTGCTGAAGTTGCCGATGTGACTGGCTCTACTTTGGCTGGTAATGTTGCATCGAATGCCGCAAAACAATTGGTGACCACTGGCGACATCAATCTAACCAGCCTTGCTGGCTCAACCTTGGGCAAAGTTGTTGGTAGCGAAGTGGCGGACGAGACTGGGTCTGACCTTGTGGGCAAGGCCGCATCTAGCGTGACCAATAGCGTGGTGACTGGCAAAGATGCAACTACTGGCCTGCTCAATCTTGGTATTGGTGAGGTCATCAATCAAGGTGCAAACGCTGTCTCTGACTTCACAAAATCTTCTGGTGTTGATGACTCCATTACTGGCGAAGATCAAGAGGGCGTTACCAAGACTGGTTCGACTGAAGGTGGCTTGTCTGCGGTGGCCGAAAACGATGCGAAGAACGAAGACCTGACCACAACTGGTGGGTTGAATCAAGTTTTGAGCACTGACACTGAGGCTGACACCACCAAGGCTGGCGACACAACTGCCGCAACAACTCTGACTGGTGAAAAAGATGTTGACAGAACAATTGATGACATTGTGGGCGGAACTTCTACTGCTGATACCACAACTGGTGGAACCACTGCGGCAACCACCACGACTGATAGCGAACTGCCTGTCACAACTACTACAACTGGTGGCTTGAATCAGGTCGCGGCGGCTGGTGACACCACTGGAACAACTGCCGCAACTGACACGACCTCTGGTGGTGGCTCAGATGTGCTCTCAACAATTGGCGAAGAAAAAGCGCAAACCGAAGGTGAAGACACAACCAAGGGTGCGGCAAAAGACGCAACAGCAACTGCTGGGGCCGCTGGAGCCGCAGGCGCAGGAACTACGGCTCTTGTGAATAAATTGACTTCCGTGATCAAGGGGCAGGCAAAAACTGCGTTGACCAAAGGTCTGACCAAGCCAATGACTTCTGCCAAGGCTCCAGTAAGGGCACAGCCTACAGCGGCTCAATTGGCCGCCATGAAGGTTGCCTCGGCAAAACCAACTAGACCTCCAATTCAAATGGATGTGAGCAAGTTGATTCCTGTGGCAAAGAAAACAGTGTCTCCTGTCATGCCTTCTGCGAAAATGGATGTAACTAAATTAACTCCAGTTTCAAACATGGCAACCCTGACATCAATTTTGAACAAAGCAAAGAAACCGGGATAAATTATGGCAAGAACAGTTCGCAACCCAATGGAAACTAGGACGCCCGTCCGAACCATCAGTTCGGTGATGCGTAACGCTCCGCGCCAGCAATTCCAGCCCCGTGCTTTGGATATTGGTTTTGGTGGTGACCGTGGTGGGTTTGACAACATTCGCGGTCAGCAAAGAACCCCAATCAATCAGGCGGTGACTTCTGTTGTTCGCCCTGCTGGCGGAACGCAAGCGGCTCCTCGCCCTGTTGGCCCTGTTACATCGCCTGCGACTCGTCCAGTTGCGCCTTCAGGCATGGCGACAAAGCCTACGGCTCCAATTACTTCTGCTGTATCAAAGCCAGCCACTTCTGTGGTCAAGCCTGTCGCACCTAAGACTACATCAACCAAGACTGCGGCCACTGTAAAACCTGCATCGAGCGCGGTAAAAACTTCTGCTGTCAAACCAATTACAAGCACGACTAAAACGCCTGCATCGCCTGTAAAGCCTATTACGAGTACAAAGACGCCTACAACGCCTAAGACTCCTACTACGCCTAAAGCGCCTGTCAAGCCTATTACAACGCCAACGGCTAAGACACCGACTTCACCTGTGAAGCCAATTACAAGCCCTACGACAAAAACAACAACTACTACGCCAAAAACAACGACTGGTAGCAAGTTGACCAGCATCTTGAACAACCCTATCGCTAAGACGATTGCAGGTGCTGGCGCTGGTGCGCTCTTGGGTAAAGTGTTGGGTGGCGGCAAGACAACTACTGGTGGCAAAACGACTACTGGTGGCACAACCGTGACCAAGCCAACTGGAGTTCCAACTGGCGGCACAAAGACAACGACAACTCGACCTACTGGCATTCCTACTGGCGGCACTGCCAAGGTAACTCCAAAGTCAACCCCTGCGGGCGCGGCGGCGGCTAAAACAGCAAAAGATGATGCGGCCAAAAAAGCAGAGATTGAGGCACAAAATCCAACCCTGACTGACGAAGAAGTTCAGGCGGAATTAGATCGCGTCAAAGCAGAGGAACTTGCAAACGGCCCTCCTGATGACGCTGTGATTGGAGAAGATGGAACCTATACCGTCACTGATGCTGACGGCAACATCTCGACCTACTCTGCTGACGGCCAACTGATTGGCTATGAAGGCCCTGCGGCTGACACATTGGCTCAAGGCGAAGACACTGGGGAAGACACCACTGGCGGAACAACTCGCAGTTTGACTGGCGACACTTCCACCATGACTGACCTTGGTGAAGGCTACTTCCAAGATGACGAAGGCAACATCTACGGTGCCAGCGGTGACTTGATGTATGCCGTGGGCGAGAACGGCGAATACTACGATCCCACTGGTGAGTTGATCTACGACCCGAACGCTGATGAGACAACTGCTGATGCGTCGACTTGGACTGACCCTGATACAGGCGCGGTTTGGAATTTGGCTGAAGACGGCACTTGGTCAATGGAAGGCGGCGACGACACAAGCACGGATACCGCCGACAACACTTGGACAGACCCAGATACTGGTGAAGTCTGGAACATGGCTGACGATGGTTCTTGGTCTCTTGAAGGCGAAGACACAACCGACAACACAGATTACACCGTCGCGGACAACACCGACGAAACAGATTACACAACTGACGATGAAGAGCCTCCCGAAGCAAAGCGTGGCGGCTCTATTCATCACAAAACAAAAGGCGGTTTACCGCGCTTTGCTGATGGAGATACCGTGGACTATTCAGACACCACAGAAGAAGTTCAGCCTTGGCAGAATGTTGATTACAACTACGGCGAGTTTGATGATCCGACCATGACTGGTTACACGCTGACTGGCAATAGCAATCCAGTGGGCAACACCTATCTGCGTTCGGCATCTTTGCCTGAATCCGACATTACTTCTGACTTCTCTCCTACACCCGGCATTCAATACTTTGATGATGGCTCATACATCCAAACATTTGATGACGGTAGCACGATCACTGTAGATGCCGATGGCAATATTGCTGGTACAACTGACGGTTACCAGACCACTGTTGACGAAGAGGGTAATACCATCGTCACCGATGGCTATGGCAACATGACTGTCTATGACCCAAGCGGGAATGTGATTCCTGTTGGTGGTGGCCGTGTTGTTGGCCCTGTGACATCTGCTGGTGGTGGCAATCGCCCAAGTTTTGCAACGCTGAATGAGCGAGTAAACCCAACTCAAAACACACCAGACCAAACTGGCATTTTGGATCAACTGAAAAATTACATTACCGAGAACCCCGGCCTTGCTGGTGGCGCAATCGGCGCTTTGCTTTCATCGTTGATGAGCCAAGCAGGCGACAGCAGTTCTGCTGGCCCATCACAGCCCGTGGACATCTCTGCACTGACTGCGATCAATCCTCGCACCACTGACTTTGGCCCCGGCATGACTGGTGGCCGCACAGGCACTGGTAGCCCTATCGTGTCGTATCAAGACTATGCTGAAGACTACGGCGACGAGACACCTGACGAGCGTCTGTATTCTGACCTCGGCATTTCAGGCTGGCTCAACGAACCCGAGATGACCGACTACACCGACGAAAACGGCGCGGCTGTAGATCAATACGGCAACTACTTGGATGACACCGAGACACCTGAAGAGAACGCCAATGAGGTGGCTGAAGAACCAGCAATGGCCGCAGGTGGCCCAACGACTCACTACACCTTTGGTCGTGTGATTGATCCCGCTGAAAGTCTTGGCTTGGCTCAAGGCATGAAGAAGGGTGGCCTGTCGCAGGCTCACACCGTGCACAGCCATCACACCAACCCAGTGATCGACAACCGTGTCGACTTCCGTCAAGGCTCTGCTGTAAACGGTGCTGGTGATGGTCAATCTGACGACATCCCAGCGTGGCTGGCCGATGGCGAGTATGTGATGGATGCCGAGTTGGTCTCCATGCTTGGCAACGGCTCAAACAAGGCTGGCGCAAAAGTTCTTGACAAATTCCGCGAGGAGGTTCGCGCTCACAAAAGAAGCGCCCCCCTCGGTAAAATACCACCAAAGGCTAAATCACCTTTGAACTATCTCAAGGAGGCTATGAATGGCTGATCTATTTCAAGGAGCGGCGTTACCTGATGTAACCACTACGGTACAGAAGCAGGAGACCGCCCCCGAGTTCTACACGAATTACCTCCAAGACATTGCAAACCTTGGTCAGAGCGCCGTCCAGCAAGGAGGCGTGGCTGGCTTTAGCCCGTTGCAACAGCAAGCCTTCCAGATGGCTCCTAATCTGGCCTTCTCTGGCACTGGCTCACTAGGTCAAGCCAGTCAGATGCTGACAGGTGCTGGTGGTACAGCGGCCCCTGAGATTGTTCAAGGCTACATGAACCCTTACCAGTCTGCTGTTGTGGACGAGATGGGGCGTTTGACACAGCGTAATGTCCAAGAAAATGTTTTGCCCGCCTTGGGTGGCGCGGCTGTTGGCTCTGGTCAATTTGGATCACGCCGTCAACAGCAGATCACTGGCAACACTTTGCGCGACATCCAAGCCGATTTGCTGGGCAAGCAATACCAAGCCCTTAGCGGCGGCTACGACACGGCTACAAAGGCCGCTCAAACCGATCTAGCGCGTCAATTGTCCGCAGGCCAAGGCTTGACTCAGTTGGGTCAAGAGCAGTTCCAAACGGGCACTGGTGGCCTGAACGCGCTGTACAACCTCGGAGCAAAACAGCAGGACTTAGGCCAGAAGGCATTGGACTACCCAATGATTGCGGCGCAGAACTATGCCAAGTTGTTGCCTCAAGGCATGGTTCCAATGGGATCAATTCAGCAAACCGTGGCCCCCGGCCAGCAAGGTCAGTTTGGTGTCAGCCCTCTGGCTCAAATCGGTTCGCTTGGCTCGATCCTGTACTCGCTGTATTCTGGCGATCCAACATCGGTTCAGAATGCCGCAAACACTGCAATGCAAGCAGGGAAACCTGTTGCAACCAAAGCAGATGGCGGCGCTGTGTTGATGGCCGACGGAGGCGATGTAGAAGATGTCATGCCTGCTGGCGCGGCGTACCATGATGGTCAAGGGAACTATTACAACGAACACGGCTACTTGGTGGGGTAAAAAATGATTGCACAACAACAGCCACAGGGAGGCTTGAACCAAGTCTCTCAACCACCTCAAGCAAAGCCTGCCGCTTTGCCTGCGGCCAAACCTCCTGCAAAAACAGATCAGGCGGCTGATGCTGATCGCATTGCGGCTGAACAAGTAACTGCGCAGGACGAGCCGTTTGATGTCAACAAAGAGATCACGAACCTGAACAAGGGGCGTATGCAGTTGGACGCCCAGATTCAGAAGATGCAAGAGTCTTTGGCGAAGCGCCAGCAGTTGCCCTACGATCCCCGCTTTATGGCGCTGGGCGTTGGCTTGGCGCAACCCACCAAGACTGGTAGTTTTATTGAATCACTCGGCCAAGGCATGGGTGAATTCCATAAAGCCACGCTGGGCGAGAACGAGCGCCAGCAACAGATGGACACGCAAAACCTAGACCTCATGATGAAGCAACAAGCGTTGCGTCAGAAGTTGGCTGGCTCTGCAATGCTTCAGAACTTAGGCGGCCCAATGGGCGGCGCTCCCATGCCTTCGCAGGCTCCTGCTGGCGGTATGCCTGCTGGTGGCGCGATGCCCGGTGGTATCACTGCCCCCGTTGGCGGTGGTGCACCCCTGACAAGTCGTCCCGGCTTGCCTACAACGGTTACAGGCTTTGCACCTATCGGTCGCCGCGAGTTGATCGCTGGTCAGCAGATCGGTGACCCAGACACAGAGAAGTTTTTGTTCAACCTCCAGAAGGCTGAGGTCGAGGCTAAGAAAGCCGCTGATGCTGGCTTCACTGAAGTCACAATTCCGTACAGCGACAAGAAAGTCAAGGTGCGCACTGAGGTGGCCGATGGATTCTTTGAGGCGGCGCGTCAAGCGGCAACGACTGGCGACGAGCAAATTCTGATTCGCTTCATGGCCCAGAACGGCATGATCACACCTACTGGCCGCAAGAATGCGCAAGGCCAGATCGAGTATGAGAAGCCTAAGACGGAAGCCGAAGCGGCTCAAGAAAAAGAGCGCCTGACCCAAACTGAGAAGACTCGTGCAGAGTCCTCAGAGAAGTCTGCCGAGCAGTTGAAAAACCGTGCGTCTGTTGCGTTTGACAATCAGCAAACGGCCAACGACATGATCACATATGCCAAGACAAATCCTGAAGTATTCCGGCTGTTGAACACTGGTAAAACCAAAGATGTGGTCATGCGTGCATTGGGCGCTGGTATTCAAACCCCCGGCGGCTCTATCAGTTTGCCTGTCAACGAACTCAAGAAGCAAGGTCTCACCGACGCACAGATCGACACCTTGCAAATGTTTGCTCAATCTGCCGCGCAACTCAACATCCAGTTCCGCAAGACAATGCAAGGTCAAGGTCAGATCACCGAGAAGGAAAGCCAACTGGCCGCCGAACTCGGTGCAATGCCAAGCGACAGCGATGTCGTCATTCGACTCAAGTCTGAGTTGCTCATCGAGCGTTCTAAGTTTGACGACAAAGCATACGGTGCATGGCTTGACTATCGCAAGACTGGCAAGTCCTACGATGAATTCCTGCACTCCAACGAATACAAAGAACTCAAGTCCGAGTATTCTGATGTGCTCAAAAACATCCGCGAGAACAATGCTGAGTTGCTCAAGAAGCGCCCCAAGGCGTCTACTGCACCAGCGGCTCCCGCATCTCCAAACGCCGCGCCTCCAGCCGCACCTGCGGCCCCGGCCAAGCCTTTGCCTCCAACTGATTCGTCTGTGCCTCCCGGCTACATTCGAGACCCTAAAACTGGCGTGATCCGCAAGAAGCGCGAAGGGGAGTGAAATGGCTAATGACCATGTAAAGATGTTCACCGAAGAGTACGGCCCAATCGCTGTACAGGTGAGCAGGCAAACTGGTATTGCCCCCTCTGTGCTTTTGGCTCAGTGGGGCATGGAGTCCGACTATGGCCGCAAGGTTCCGGGCCACTTCAACTTTGGCAACATCAAAGACTTCTCTGGCACAGGCACGCAGGCCACGGACAACAAGACCAAGTCCAAAGACAAGTATGTGAACTTTGAAAGCCCAGAAGCGTTTGGCGACTACTACGCGCACATGATGCGCCGCCTGTATCCCAACGCTCTGAATGCTGGCGCAGACATCTCAAAGTATGCCGAGGGTTTGCGCACAGGTGTCAAAGGCGCTTACGCTGAAGACGAGAATTACGAGAACGCGATTCGCGGTGCACACCAACTCACGGCTGGCTTTTACACCGACCCTGAGAAGATTGATACCGTGCGTCCGCCTACGCAGGCCGAGCAGATTCGACAAGAGCGCGAAGAGCGCGGTGAAACTGGCGACACCACAACGACCGAGGGTCAGGCTAAAGAGGTGATTGATCCCCTGACAGCGGCGGCCACTGGTGCGGCATCTACTACGCTGGGTCAAGTTCCCTTTGCACCATCGATGCCCGCCAAGGCTCCCGATCTTACCAAGTTGGAAGATGCGGCCACCAAGGCACGCACCCGCGCAGACATTGCCGCCCAGCGTCTGGATCAGCGCATGAACAGCGCAATGCCAATTGCTGGCGGTACAGACCTTGCCACACTTGAGGCTGAGTACAAAAGGTCTCAGATGCTATTGCAACAGGCAGAGCAGGAATTACAGGCCGCCACGCTGGCCCAAAAGGCCAAGGTACCACCTACCCCTGCACCTGCCGCTCCAAGCGCCCCACAGGCCGCTCCTGCGGCTACCACGGCCCCTTTGATCATCACTGACCCGAACCAACCTTCGGCAGATCAGCACACCCGAGCCATTCAGGGCACGACCGTGGATGATGTGACTGGCCGCGCCCGTCAGACGACCTACAACGAGCGCACCTCGCAGATTGCCCGCAATGCGGCCCAGCAACAGCAGACCTTGCAGGCTCTCGGCCAGCAGGGCGTCGTTGACCCTCGCAAGGCGTTTGCCCTGACTGAGGGCATCAGTGGCTCGACACCTTCTGGTGTGATGGTCAGCCCTGACCTTGCTGGTGAGCGTCAAGCGCAGGCCGAACTCGAACAACGCATGGCAGATGACAAAGCCGCGCAGGAGCGTCTGGCCCAACAACAAGAGATGCAACGGCTGAAGAACGAGCGTGCCCTTGCGGCACAGCGTCAAAGCCAAGCCCAAACGGCCCTGACTCAAGCCCAGCGTGCAAAAACCCAAGGCGTAACTCGTGCGCAAACTGCCGCAGAGACTGCCGCAGATCGACAAGCCGCCGCTGAGGCTGATTTACTGGCTGGTCGCACTGCCGCGAAGACCGCCCCCGGCCCGTTGGCTCGACCAATGGAAGTGACGGGCGTCAAAACCGCAAAGGCTCCAACCATCGTTAAAGGTGGTTTGGGCGCGTTAGGTGGATACGAGACCGCTACGGGTGCCAATACTCTGGCAAACATTCCTGTGGCCGAACTGATCAAACGCTGGCAGGCTGGTGACCGCAGTCCCGAGTTGTTGCAGGCGCTGGCTCAAGCCACGGGCGCGACGGCTCAAACGGTGACAGGTGCGGCGGCAATGGTTCCTGCGATGGGGCCAAAGACAGCCCGAGTCAAAGGCGCTGGCACTATCGGCACGGTGGGGATGGGCCTTTATCAGGGATACAAAGCGCTTCAAGAAGAAGCGGCCAAGGAATCTACCCCATAATTCACTTGAGGAGCAGTTGCCACTCTCCTTCTTAGCCCCCCTCACCGGGGGCTTTTTTTATGCGTTGCCTGCGGTAAACATGAGGAGCAATTGGGTCTGCTCCATGCGCCGCTCTGCTTCACAGACCCCATCATCAAAACCCTGCTCGTAGGACTCGAGGCAGGCGTGAGCCATAACCGCTTCGGTGCTACGGTTCCCATCTTCGTACTGTTGAGCAAGGTGTCTGATGAGGTCTATGTTCATTACTCGGGCCTTACATTGTTGAGTGCCTTTGCGACTTCGCGGTTCAACTGACTGACAATCTCGACGCACCGTTGGTGCTCTTGTCTTGCCGCCTCGATCCGCACAATGGCTTCAATCTTATGCGCAAACTGCACGATGTCCACATCGTCAGCAACAACGGCGTTTGGCTCGTGGATGTCGCAATAGAAAAAGATTTGTTTGACCAGTTCTTCACTAAGCATGGTTACCTCATTGGTGTTGATTTTTCATTTGCCAGAACGACAGGAGATGCATGAACATTCCCCAGCCGCGATCCAAGTCATCGGCCTGCCATTCTTTGACAACGACTAAGCCGGGGACATTGCGAGACACGAACACATTGGCGCATCGTGCCTTGGGAATGCCTATACCAACTCGATATGCCGCGAGTTGCATAAGGTGCTCGTCGTAGGCGTCGACCTTTGCTGGGTCGGTGAATTCTTTGGTCTTGATGTCGACAACGATTCCGTGGAAGTCGGGGTCGTGAGTGGTCTGCCAGTTAGAGGTGACAGGCACAAATAGATCGCACTTACCTCCAAAACCCGCTTCATGTGCGAATGCACGCTCTGAGACCCAGTCGTGGTCTCCAAAGTGGTCTTTGATTGACTGCACACAGGCTGTAACACTCTCGTGGTGTTTTCCTGTTGGATTGTTTTCATAGTGTCCTTGAATGGATGCATGGATGTCAGTTCCAGCATCCGCCGCCGAGCGACCCTGTTCTTTGGAATCGTTGATGATTCGGTCTATGTATTCCTTTTCAGGTTCGTCGGGGCGGCGTGGAAGGGTTAGCGCCGCATACAGCACCTGTTGTTGCATCCAAGCAAGCAGGGCGGGTTTTGCGGCGACATTTAAAACCGTAGTAACGCTGGGCACCAAGTTTAACTTGCGTGCGTCACGAAGGGTAGTGGCACGCTGGCCCCCCTTTGCGGCTTCTACGGTGTACTGCGGCACACCATCGCGGGTGTACCAGTGATTGCTCTCGCTGGCTCTAGGCGCTGAGACTGTTACCATTTTTCTTCTCCATTCGTTTTTTTGCTTGATAGCGTTTTGCGTACTCGCGTTGTTTGGCGCGTTGAGCCTCGGTCATTTGCTTTTTTGGCTTGGCTTTTTTGCCCTCAAGCACTTTGACTTTGGCACTCAAATACAAAATTTCAGCGTTCAAGTCACCGACAATTTTGCTCAGTGCCTCGATGTCTTTTCTAAGTTGAATGCGTTCTGTGTTTGAAATAAACATGATGTGTCCTTAAAACCAACCAAACCACACGCCAGTGCCATGAATCCACGCGATGGGGAAGAGCAAAGCACCAGCAACCAGAAAGCCCCAAGAGGCCGTTTTAAGACAGACCACGATGTGCGTGATCCACGACGCAAAGACCCAGACGACCAATGCGATTGGTAGTAAATCTTCCATTGCCACTCTCCTTTGTTTTAGAACGGGATGTCGTCCGACATATCGTCAAAGCCGCTGTTGGCAGATGCACTCTGCTCTTTGGCGTACTGCGTGCCTTGACGGTCTTTCCACTCTGGCGTGCCCTGAATTTTTTCTTTCAGTTTGTTGCCGAAGGTCTCGAACATTTCCATGTCGGGATTCTCGAGGTCGAAAATCTTCAACTCGTTGTGCGGCTCAGGAAGGCCAGCCTTCTTGATTTGCGACGACACAGGGTTGATGCTGGAAATGTTGGTGTACTCATTGCCGTCGTTGCCTTGCTCTTTGACGACAGACAACATGGCCCACGCGCCCAGAACATTCTTGAGTTGGAACCCATTGAGTTCGTCGGCGGTAAACGCACGGGAGCGCCAGTTCTCAAGTTCTTGACGCAGGACTGCCTTTTCGGCGAGGCTTGCGGTGAAGTTCTTGCTGATTGACATTGGCTCACCCTTGTCGGTCACCAGCGGATTGCCATCGGCGTCCTCGCTGTGCACTTCAAACTGCAACATAACTTTTGGCTGTTGCTTTGATGTGCCCTTCCAAGTGGTGGTCTGTGTGCCCATGTCTACGACTCGGTAGCATCGTGCTAGATGCATTCCCGGCGGGACGGGTTTAAATGAGGACGAGCCTCCTGATGCTTTCACTGTCAATCCCATTATTCGCTCCTTGCAATTGAGATGGTTTCTAACTTCACTGTGGTTGTGGGCTTCTTGGGCAGTCCGCATTCGTAGCGGATGATGTCCCAGTCTTCCCCGGTAGCACGACCAGCCTCAGCCTTGGTAAGGGCCTCTTCTAGTCGTTGCATTCTTTCCAACATAAGTTGGTGCATTTCGTCTTCGCTGTGCATAGTTGTTCGCTGTAGAGTTAAACTGACCCAACTGTACCATGTTTAATTCCAACATACAACACCCCTTGCGCAAATATTTTTTTGGTGTAAGATGGCGTTAACTCAAGGAGGAGTTTACATGACATTGATGGAGTTTTTTGAAGGCAAACCAAGGGGTGCCAAGATCGAGTTGGCCCGCAAGTTGGGCATCAGCAAGACTTGGCTATCGCTGGTCATCTCGGGGCGACAACTGCCTAGTCCTGAACTGGCCCGCGACATTGAAATCAACACAGGCAGGAAAGTGAAGAGGGCTGATTTGCGGCCCGACATTTTTGGAAAGACAGCGAAATGATTTGGTACAAATTCCACATAGGCGACTACATCTCACACACCATGCATTTGGACGATGCCGAGGACTTGGCATACCGTCGCTTGCTGGATTGGTACTACATGGGCGAAAAGCCACTACCACTGGACACGGTGTTGGTGGCTCGACGCATACGACTTGACGAGGATGTGGTTCGCCCAGTCCTCGAAGAGTTTTTCGATAAGACTGCCGATGGCTGGGTCAACACCCGCGCCGACAAAGAGATCGCGGCCTACAATGTTCGCGTTGAACTTAACCGTCGGTCAGCAAAATTGGGCGGCAGACCTAAAACCATTGAGGTTTCTAAAGAAGAACCATTAAGCCCCCCCAAACAGAACAGAACAGATACAGAACAGAAGAAAGATATATCGTCGACCAAGTCGACTCGATTCAATGAATTCTGGGAAGTTTGGCCCAAGTCACCACGCAAGGTAGCCAAAGCCACCTGCGAGAAGAAGTGGGTGTCTGGCGGGCTGGACAAGGTGGCCGACCAGATCATTGCTCATGTGACGGGCATGAAGTCCACCAAGCAGTGGACAGACGGCTTTGAGCCAGCCCCACAGACCTACATCAACCAGCGCCGATGGGAAGACGGCGACGAGCCAGTCAACCCGTTCAGGAGGGGCGTATGAGCCTTGAGCGGCTTTTGAATTCCCTGACCAAGGTCAAGGGTCGCAAAGGTTCGTGGACAGCCGCCTGCCCTGCGCATCAGGACAAGTCGCCATCGTTGGCGGTGCGTCAGGTCGAAGACGGTCGCATCTTGCTCCATTGCTTTGGTGGGTGCTCGGTGCACGATGTGTTAGGCGCGGTGGGCATGGATATGTCCGACTTGTTCCCTGACAACGGCGAAAACAAAAAAGCGGTAAAGCCTGCGTTCTATGCCACAGACCTGTTGCGGGTCATTGCCTTTGAATCCTTAGTGGTTTCCATCGGCGCAAGTGACATGAGCAAAGGCAAACAACTCAGCGAGAAGGATTTACAGAGAATGAAAAAAGCGGCAGAACGAATTCAAGAAGCGGCGAGGTACGCCAATGTCTGACCTCGAGCAAATAGCACAACGACTCGACGAGTCACGCCAGAGCCGAGAGTTTGGCCCTGACGACTTTGATGTCGACCAATACTACGAACCCAGTGATGTGCACCTGAAGGTGCGGGTTGCAAAAGATTACCTCGCCGAGATCATCGACGATGTGGTCAACCCCAAGGTCGAGCAGGTCTCGAGTATGCCGTGGGCCAAGTCGGTTCACAGTTTCAACTATCGCCCCGGTGAAGTCACGCTGTACGCTGGCTCTAACGGTGGCGGCAAGTCCATGATCACAGGTCAAGTGGCGCTGGGTCTGATCAAGCAAAAGCAACGCATTTGCATCGCGTCGTTTGAGATGAAGCCCAAGCGCACGCTGTACCGCATGATGCGTCAGTTCGCTGGCGAGGACATCAGCAAGCCACGCTACATGGACAAGGAGCGGTACATCGGTCGCATAGCAGAGCGCTTTGATGACTTCTGTGGTGACAACCTGTGGCTGTATGACCAGCAGGGCACAACCTCAGCGATGCAGGTGATTGCGATGGCCCGCTACTGCGCACTCGAGTTGGGTGTGACTCATGTCTTCATTGACTCATTGATGAAGTGTGTGTCTGGTGAAGACGACTACAACGCACAGAAGGCTTTTGTTGATGCCATTACCGCGCTGGCGCGTGACCACAACATCCATGTGCATTTGATCCATCACATTCGCAAGTTGGCGAATGAAGAGATGATGCCGAACAAAAACGACATCAAGGGCACGGGCGCGATTGCTGACCAAGTTGACAATGTTTTGCTCATGTGGCGCAACAAGAAAAAAGAGCACGATGCACAGCAGGGCAAGATGGTCGACATCAAGACACCAGATGCAATGTTGATGTGCGAGAAGCAACGCAATGGTGAAGCCGAAGAGTGGTATCACCTTTGGTATCACAAAGACAGCCAACAGTTTGTCGAGAACGCTGACAGCGTGCCGATGGCTTTTGATAACGGAGGGAGATTTTGAATGCCGAGGAAGAAGCCGTTGGAGTCCGTGAGCATATGTACCGTTGTCTCGTTCGGGAGGTCATCAAGATGCGCATTAAAGATCGTGATAGTGCATACCGTTGGCTCAATGGCTACAGTAATAACAGTGGGAGGTGGATTAAAGGGTGGAACGAACTTCATCCCGAATCGAACCTTGAAAAAGATGTTAGAGACCAATGGTCTAAAGGTAACCGAGGTAACCAAGGAGAGTGGAAATGAGCAAAGTTGAATTGACAGATTTTCAAAAGAAGTTTTTTGCGCAGGGCACTGGTCAACAGTTATTCACTGCACGGGAGTTTGAGGAGGCGCTGGCGCAGGCCAAGGCCGAGATCATGGCTGTGGCTATACAAACCACGAAGCAGGCCATTTTCATCGAGCGCCAAGCGTGCGCAGAGATGGCTTATGCCTATGAGGCCAAACTGGCTGGCAAAGAGGATGATGAGAACTTCAACTCACCCCTTGCCAATGACATCCTGAACCGTATTCCAGCACAGAGGCAATGATGTTGAAACACAAAAGAATTTTTGAGCAGATCACGCAAAACGACTTGGTGAATGACTATGGTCAACAAGTGGAGGTGACTTATCCAGCAGTGGAAGAGTTCCCGCCAATGGTTGGTCGCCTGTTCATGTTTACGCCAGCGCAGTTCGAGGCAATGCTCAATCAGGTAGTGGAGTTCACATATCACGAGACCTTCAACCTAATCAAGCGTCAGGTAAACCGCGATGATTGAGATCACATTGCCTTGGCCGCCATCGGTCAACACCTACTGGCGCACCTTCAATGGCCGGATGATCATTTCAGCCAAGGGGCGCGAGTATCGCAAGTCGGTGGCCGAGCAAGTGGAAAAGCAAGACTGCGCTATGCAATACAGCGGCAAGATGCGTGTCGAGATCGAGGCGTGGCGGCCAGATAAAAGGCGGCGCGATTTAGACAATTTGTTGAAGGCTGTGCTCGATGGGTGCACCCACGCAAATGTTTGGGAGGACGATAGCAACATCGTTGACCTGCGAATTTATTGGGCCGACAACATCGGCGGAATGTTGAAAGTGAAAGTGAGCGAAGTATGAAAACAGAACCAGATTGGATTGATGTGTTGGCGTTGGTTGCGATGCATTCACTGATGCAGACAGCGCCAAGGAACGCACGAGTTGAGGACATTGCTTACCACGCATATGAGCAGGCTGAGGCCATGATGGCGCAGAAGGATCGTATTTGCGGAGGTGACGATGACTGACCTCTTAAATATTTTTTGGACAGTGATGGCACTGACTGGCGTGTTGTGCTGGTTGTGCGCAATTATTTTGGTTTGGTTTTTTTGGATGTGCAGTCGTCCACCAGAGGAGTGAAGCATGAGCGAAGAGAGAGACCCCCATAAAGCAGTTGACTACATCTTGAAGCACGCCGCGCTGTTTGCGAAGGCGAAGGCAGAGAGAACTTATATCGAGCAATATCGCAAGAGCCTCAAGGGCATCTTGATGAAGCGAAGCATGGAGACCGCCATCGGTGCGCAGGAGCGCGAGGCATATGCACACCCAGAGATGGTGCAGTTGCTTGAGGGCCTGAAGGCGGCGGTGGAGATCGAAGAAAAGTTAAAGTGGGACATCACGGCGGCAGAGTTGCGCGTCGAAATATGGCGAACTGAGCAGGCCAACAACAGGGCCGAAGGCAAGGTGACGATGTGAACGGCTATCAAGCAACCGTCATGCACGCAACGGGGTGGTTCCTTGTGTTGCTTGATGGGTGGGCAATGCACACACACTGGGTGGCCGCGCTTGGTTTTGTTTTTTTAATTTATTCAATGTGGAGCATATGCATGAAGACACCAGAGGATGAGGCGTTCGATGAGATAGAGCGCAAGCAGAAGGATGCAGAGGGTTGGCGCAAGCGGCAAATACTTGCCATGCGTACCAACATCGAGTCGTTTGATGAGTGGGATCACAGCCATAGGCCAGAGCAGTATTGGGTCGAGCGACGCGCATACCTTGCTGGCTTTGATGCTGGTGCACGCTACGAAAGATTGAAAAAAGAAACCAACGACTGAAAAGCCAAAGACGTGTCAGGTGTGTCGCCTGCAACCAGCAGTCAAGCAGGTGCGCACCAGCGATGGCCGCAAGATGTGGCGATGCCAGACCTGTCACGACCTCAAGAACCGAGCAGGATTTACAAAGGGTAAGCAATGAAAATTTCAGCACTGAACAAGTATGAGGTTGCCTTGCACGATGTGCCAATCTGCGCGATATGCAACAAGCCAGTGGAGCGCGTCGAGTCGATGTACGACAACATCGTTATGGCAAAGCGGTTTCGCGTGTATTGCCACGGCGATGTAGAAGAGGCAATGCTGACCGATGAAATCATTCACGACACTGACAGCGTGCGCTTCGGCCAAGCCTTCATTGACAAATTGCCACAACCACAGATTGAAAACAAATGACAACACTCAAAGAGAAAAAACACATGAGCGCGGTGGCCGAGTTGGGTTGTGCCGTCTGCCGCAGGATGGGCTACCCCGGCACGCCTGCCGAGTTGCACCATCCAAGGCGATTGGCGGGGGGCTGGGGGCGTTCTAGCCACATGACGGTCATACCGCTATGCCCAGAGCACCACAGGGGCAAGACGGGCGTCCACGGCCTTGGTACGAAGGGGTTCCCCAAACACTACGGGTATGACGAGTTAGACCTGCTGAAGGACACGCTGGAGTTGTTGGGAATCGAGACTAGGGAAACTACCTAGAAAATAATTTGAAAAAAGTTGTTGACAAGGTTTAAGGTGGTGTTAAACTACAGACATCGACACAGCAATACCGCACAGTCGATACAGTGAAGGAAACAGCGAAATGAACAACGATCTCAACATCAACAGCGTAGACACTCTCGGTGCTTTGTTGGCACAAATTGCAGACCTCACCAAGCAGGCTGACAAGATCAAGGACGACATCAAGGACAGCGCCAGCAAGGGCGGCGCTAAGGTTGTCGAAGGCGCGTTGTTCAAAGCCACCTACACCGAGACAAACCGTTCTGTGTTCGACAAGGACGCATTCATCAAAGAGTTTGGCGCAGATGCCTACGCCAAGTTCACAAAGACCACCGCCGTGTTCAGCGTCAAGGTCACCAGCCGTTAATCAACCCAGCCCCTTCGGGGCTACAGCGAAGGAGAGCGAATCATGGACAACTTTACAGCAGTGGCAATTGCCGAGGGATTTTGGGCCGCAGAGTCGCAAGATGAGGTCATTGAGGCGTGGCAATATCTTGTTGACACTGGCATCGTGTGGAAACTGCAAGGCTGGTTTGGCCGCACAGCCCAGCACCTCATCAACGAGGGAGTGATCACAGCATGAGAAAACTAATCAACACCTACCGCCGCCTGCCAACACCAACAAACCGTCGTCGGTTGCAGGCATTCATCACCAAGTACCCAATGTCATGGGTGCTGGCATCAGAGACCCAGCGAGAGTTCTTGCGGGCCAACGAATTTACATTTTCACTTTAAAGCGAAGGAGCGAATCATGGGACAGTATCACGAGGTCTACAACCTAGACAAAAAAGAACGCATTCACCCACACCGTATTGACAACGGTCTCAAGTTGTACGAGCAGGTGGGCCACATCGGTAGCACCAGCACCGCGCTGTTCGCGTTATTGGCAAACAGCAATGGCCGTGGAGGTGGCGACTTCCCTGAGCATCCAATGATTGGCCGCTGGGCTGGTGACCGCATCCTGATCCAAGGTGACTATGCCGCGCCAGATGATCAGGCCGCGCAACATGAAGATGTGCTGGAGGCATTCACGGACATCTCGAAAGAGGTGGGCGAAATGCTCAAACTGATCGTTGAAAAATACTGAGGGGGCAACATGAAACACGCACAAGCAGACTACATCAACCTTGGCTATCGTTACGAGAAGGCCACCAGCCACGAGGCCGGGCAGGCCGCCGCGCAGGCCATCAGAACCCTGCTGGAGGCCGAAACGATTGAAGACCGAACCGAGGCCCGCTACCTTGTCGAAAGAGGTCGCAGAGAGGCGCGTGAAACGGTATGAGCAAACGCACAATGACTCGCGTGCTCGAGGAGTTGAAAACCATCCGCACGCATGATATGTTTGTCGAAGACTCCATCAAGACCTGCATCGCGCTCATAGAAGCCGATCTGGGCCGCCATAAGGGGTCTGGGCACCTACCGCCCCACCAAGCGCACAGCGACACCTCTAGGGCCGCCGCTGGGGCCATAGCACCCAAGTTCGGGACTATGACGCGCACGGTGCTGGCCCGGCTGTCGCAATACCCTAGTGGACTTACCGACGAGGAGGCGCAAAACATTTTGGGAATGCAGGGCAATTCATACCGACCATGCCGGGTGTCCCTGATGGACAAGGGGCTGGTGTACGACACAGGCAACAGACGCAAAACGAACCAGCGCAAAGATGCGGTGGTGTGGGCCGTGACTGACACGGGATATTCAACACTTTACCAACCATGAGCGAGACCACCATGAGCGAATACATCAAGGGCTTTGACCACGGGTGCGACTACATCGTCGCGGAGATCGAGCG